CTCATTTCCATAAGTATCCCATGCTTCTCTGCGATGCACAGTTCCTTGCTTATCTACTTTTACAAGGTTGTGTTTCGGTGTGGTCTTGCTGACGAAAGACTTGTGCGAATACTTTAAAATATACCCATCATAGGGCTTTTTAATAACTCTAGATGGTTTAACAAAAGAAATAGTGGAATCCTCCTTCCATTGTGCAACCTTTGTTGCTTCAGAAATTTCATCAAACCTCACAAACCCGGTCTCTGTAAGAATCTCTACATCAGGAGGGAAGCATTCGTCCCCCATAGATATAACACGGGTTGGTTTGTACTTGTCTTTCAGCGATTGCAGCCAATCCAGCATCTTTGGATGATGATATGGAATGTGCATATCGCTGATAACGAGAACAACTGAGTTATCCTCTTTGCTGTCAGGAATGTCTGTACCAATCAATCGTTGTTGCTCAACGCGGAGCAACGTATCATAAACCGTAGCACGAGCAATTCCAAGGATTGCACACGCTTGCCGCTGACTAAGGCCAGATGCAACCAGTTCTTTATATTTGTCAAGCCATTCTGGTGTAGTTAGTTGCATCAATCTTTCTCCGTCTCATCATATTTGTAAATCTCAATCACCAAAGCATTCTGTCCAATCAACGCGAAGTAATACAATGTGAGATGCGTTGGCAATGGGTTTGGATAGCCAGCAACAGCTAAGCATTTTTCTACAATCACATCATTGCTATAAAACAAACCACTCTTATTACGGAATGGATGGTCATCAACAGTTAAGCGTTTTAGTAGTCGCATTGTGTTTCTCCGATGTTAATGTACTCAGGGAAGGTGTAGAGACACTTTCACTCCTGCAATTTCTCTTTAGGCTGTACCCCACGACCCTTAAGCCATTGTTCAAATGTATCCTGCCTGCCCTTCTTGGTTTTGTCAATAGGGAGGGATAATTCCCTCAACCTGTATGTCTGTGTTTCTGCTGACAACTTGCCAAATGCAATCACTTCCTGCCTCACCTTAGCTTCCTCAAATGAGCATCCAAGGCGTTGACTTAGGCTTACAATGGAGTGACATCCTTTACAGACAATCCGTAGGTCATCTTCGACCACCAACAACAGTTTCTCAACACAGGACTGAATATCTTCTATCTTGGTAAGAGATGCCACTTCATCCGAGTGATGGTCGGTTTCTATCTCGCTCATCACAAATGTTCCCTTACAGATGCTACAATCAGCACCCCATACTGTAGGCTTATTACCTCGTGGGTTTGGGTTAGGTATTTGTTTGCGATGCTTCTTAAGCAATATCAACTTCACTGGATGCCTAGACCAACCTTTACGAATAATACCCTTGAGGAAAGACATGAATGCTGCTCTTGTCTTCCACACATCTGGGTATTGCTCAACGATTAAATCCACTTTATCTTTTGTCATACTCCTCCAACTGATTCTTCTTCACACGCAATTTCATAAACTGTCTCAGTAGCCCACCCTTCTTTCATACTTCCTTTGACAATCAGGCTGAAGGTTTTTAGGTGTTCTTCAGGAATCTCTGGTGAGATAATTCGCCCGTGGCGTCCAGCCATTCCCCAAGCCCAACCTGAAGCAGAAATACGTCTGGCAATGACTATGTTGCCGTCATGGAGATTAGCTGTGTACACTTTGTATGTGTTGATAATCATTTTATTCCCAATCTCTTCAAATACTTATCCAAACAGAAATCTTCATTCTCTATCCGACGAAGCCACATAAACCAATTCATCTCTTCCAGACGTTCCATTCCATTTTCAGGCCACGAGGCTTTGTATGCTTCAATAATCCGTTCCCAACGTTCCTTTTCTGTTTCAGCACCGGACAGGATAGCTTCAGCACTCACCTTACCAACTCCCTTGGTAGAGCGCAAGCTGTATTTCTCAATAATCTCTGGTGACAGTTTACCAAGACCAGTGACGTTATCAGCAGCATCACCAGTCAACACCATCATGCAGTGATTGTATTGCATTGCTTTCTTACTATTCCACCAGATTCCATCTTCCGGTTTGTTGTAATTATAGCTCCAGCCAATATGGTTGGCAGCAATGTCCTTGTCAACAAAAGCAATGACAGCTTTGTATTGGTCACGAGATTTTGCTTGCTTCAAGAACCAGTGAGAGAAAATAGTGACCACGTCATCCGATTCTTGGCCCTGTGAAACAACACACTTCTCTTTATACTTCACCTTCACCCAATTGGCAAGTTCTTTCAGCAACAGTGGTTTATCGCCTGTTCGATTTGCTTTATAGCGAACATACTTGGCTTCTCGTTGCTTACGGAAATTGTCACTTCCTTGGATACAGATACGGAAGTCATCAGCACCAGTATTCCGAATAATTTCCTCAATCCTCTGCCTGAAAGTGTGACAGGCATAACTGATCTCACCGTGCAATGTCACTACAGGTGTTAAGGAATAATCTTCCTCACTAAACCCTTCGGCTTCTTCTGTCTCAAGCCATTCCTTGAATTGTTTCTTGTTCTCTACAAACCAACCACCATTACCTGTTGGAATGTGTGTGACAAGGTAGGTTGTCTTCTGCTGACACACGGCTGCTTGAAACAGCAATGTATCTGCATCAATAATCACTGTACGTTTAGATAAATCAATTGATGAGAATAATTCAGAATCAGGCAGCACACGAGACATTTATTCCTCCAGCACAAAAGGCTTCTTCTCTACCACATCTTCAGGTGTATATGTTCCAACACAGCATGTAGCCAGTGTAGCAGAAATCATTGCCAACATTATCCATTCAAGACGCGGAGAGAAGAAGCGCATTTACGTTCACCTAATTATTCATTGTCAGTGATGTTAAAGATAGTTTCCAACACTTCAGCAATCCCTTCAGATTCTGCCTTGACGTTCTCTTCATTGTTCTTGGCAATAGCCGTGACAATCTTGGTGATAAATCCCTTACCTAGTCCTGTATCTTCTGCTACAGCAGCAACGTCTTCACCGAAGCATTCGCTCTCGCTAATCATTGCCTTCTTGCTTTCCACCAGCACGTCAATCTGTTGCTTAAACTTCTTGCGTGTTGCTTCATTCTTCATAATTTCAGCAAGGACAATAGCGTTATCCACTTTGGGACGCCCGCGTCCCTTCTTTTGTTCAGTCATTATTTAATTCCTCATTAGAAGCACATCCCTGTGCTTTATCATTACGTACTAGAAAGGTGCGCTATCAAAATCTTCTTCATCTTCCGGCTCAGGCTGCTTCTTTGCTGCTGGCTTACCCTTCGCAGGCGCACTAGAAGCCTTTTCCTGACCCGTAAACGTATCTTGCCGCTCAGCATCCACTTCATCTTCAACAACCGTCCCAAACGGGCTGCCAGAGCCTCCAGCGGGGATGTATTCAATCAGATGCTCAACACAAATGCTGTTCAGCTTGGCAAACGTACCGAAGCTGTTCTCAACAACATCGTATGCTGCCTTACCAGTGCTTCCGTTTGCAACCAGCTTAGTCTTGGTGATGTCCTGTACCTTGCCATTCCCAATCTTCAAATACACCTTCGGGGCATACTTCTCAGGGATAGGATTACCGTCCTTGTATGTAGTACCACGAGCCAGTTTGATTGTAAACTGTTCTTCCTGATTCTTGAACGGTGGATCAATGTCAAACTTTTCCGTAAATTCATCATTATCAAATTGCTTTGCCTTTTGCTTGGGGAACTTCTTGTTCCAAGCCTTTGCATCTTCCTTACTCACCACCACCTGAACACTCCACTCCTTTTCTTCGGATTGGTACTTGTTCTTGGGGGTGTTGATATTGCAGTACAACATGGTGATGTTGTTAATAGTTTCCATAGATATAGTCTCTCTGTAAAAGCATCCTTGGATGCGTAGTGTTAAGCAAGCGCACGTCCTATTGTACAGGATGCTTGCCGCAGTGTGCTAACGAAATGTTAGCGGGATAGCAACAACACAACGAAATGTTATATTGCTGCGTTATTTCTTCTCTGCCCATGTCAGAAAGGCGACAAGCAAAATAATCAAGATTGCTCCAATCCACAAAGGACTTGTTACAGCCCACCAACTCCATGTCGCTACGACACCAACCCCCGCTAGTTTCAGCGTTAGGAAGATGAGGAAAAGGATTGTCAGGATTGGAAACTCTGCTGAGCCATTTTGTTTGTTACGAGTCATTTCATGTTCTCCTGTTGTTTAACGTGGTGCGCTCAAAAGTTCTTGTGCCTTCTGCAAGGCTTTGATTAGATTGGGGATGTCTTCGAGGTAGATGAGTGTTCGAGAACCTCCACAATCTTTAATTACAACAGTGTTGTCGTTCAATTCAATAATCTCTTCATCGCCATCATATTCTGCAAACACAATTTGTGTAATGATGACATCACCATTATTGCGAATATCAATCTTAGCCATTTTCAACTCTCCTGTCACTTATCCTGTCACTTATCCTGTCACTTATCCTGTCACTGCTCTAACTCAAACTCATCACAATCCAAATACCAATACACTTCTCCATCAACAAACTCGATATAATAAGCGTATCCGTCTGAACTGTGGACATCTTCTTGTATGGACACAATCTTTCCACGTTGCCCAATCTGAAAATATTCAGGATCAGACACAGTGGCTCGGATGTATTGACCGGGGCGGTAGTCAGTACCGGGATATGTTGCACTCATTTCAATTCTCCAAAACATCTACGTTGTACATTCAATATAACACAGAAGCAGCCAGTGTCAATCAATTTATTTGTAAAATTAATTGTCAAACTGTGTTGGCAACAACACTCCCAAAAGGAATAATCGTATGCTGCTTCAGCTTCTCTTCATCAAAGCTGACATCTGAATGATGTACTGCATAGTAGTTGCAGTCAAGATGTTGCCAGCAGTCCTTATACAAATAACCGTGATATTTCCTGTCTTTGTCCTTGTTGTCAAACCATCGAGGGCATACAACATACACGGGGTATATGTCTTCTGGAACCAATTTTAGCAGGCTTACAACATCACCTCTTGTCCAGCCTTCTGACGTATAAAAGCGAAGGCATAAGGAGGCTTCACGGATGATCATTTGTCTTGCTCCAAATCAGTTGCTGTTTCGATGAAGGAATTATCACACGTCCTTGTGTGGGGTGTCAACAGGTGTCAAGCGTTTAGTATCAACTTTTT